ATACTCAGGAAGATCGGTCAAAACTATTCTACTACTTGCAATTGCACTTGCTACGAAATAATCTGGACCACTGGGTGCAGTAGAAGCAACAACATTTACTTGATCTTCTACAAAGTCTGCATTTCCATTAGAATCAACATAGTAAACACCTTGATTTATGCCGCGCCATTCGAAGTAACCAGTGGAACCTTGTGTTACTCCAGTTTGTTCTGGTGCAGCACCAGTTACTGGTGGGAATGCGACAGAGGACACAGAATTTAAATCATTTTCTGTATCATTTAAACTATATTCTTTTACATTTCTTACAACTTGGAGATTTCCGCCGTAAGAAAGGAAGTTGGATGCGAGCAACCAAGATGTAGCGTAATATGGTTGATTGTATGGTTTACGGAAAATTGTTTCTAATTGTTTTTCAGTATTTACTAAAACTTTTTGATCTGCTGGTCCCCATTGGTAAACTCCAACATATGCTGCTGGTGTAGTGGATACTGCGGGAACGATTGCAGTAAGATCGAATTCTCTGATTTGTACGCCTGGACTGACTTGGAATGCCATTGGTTTGTCTCCTTAGATCCAAATTATCTTGTATTATTAATAATTTCTTCTATGGGTATGTATAAATTTACACTATTACATTTAAGGCCAATTAGACGCCAATGACCATCCATTTCCCTGATCATCAATATCCAAATCGGGATCTATTCCCGTTTCTATAAATCCAAATGGGGTCAAATCTTCTTCAAGTTGTCTCAACTTATCATCAAATACTTGTTTACGAATATCCATGTTTGCAAGATCTTTAAAGTAGTTTTGTGTACTCAACCAACAGAATAATACAAGACACATTACAAGATCGTCGTTATGTCCAACATCTGCTTCATATGAATGATTTTTTAGCGTAAAGGATACAAGTTCTTGCACAATGTCATAATCTGTAAAAATTAATTTATCATCTTCTACGAATGATTTAAGCAAAGAACAACCCAATCGCTTAACTGCTTTGGTAGTACGAATACCCAATTGACTTTCAGATGCACCAAAACCACCATCTAAAGTTTGTCCTTTTCTTCCACGAACAGAAGTAACAAGAACATTGTCATATTCAAGTTCGTTGTATAGCAAATCCGCCACTTGTCCGCCAATATCATTAATTTCTACTAACACAAATGCATCATTATACTTTTTAGCAACTGGATATATTGCATTTGGATATACCATAGGCGACATTTCGTTATTTCGAAATGTTGCAACTACTTTGTACGGGGTACGAGTTATATCTATAACCACAAAAGCATGGTAGTCTAAATGATTTCCTCGGGAACTATCCACCGTCATAATATAGGTGTGTCCCTTCAGGGGTTCCTCATATACCTTGAGTCCATTTGTATCTTTGTAAATTGGTGTCTTAAATGTTAATGTTTTTAATTTATGGGATGAAATTAAGGTATCTGCACTACCAATAAAGTCGCATTCAAATTCCTGCCTAAACTGTTCCTCAGAGGTATTTCGAATCTGTTGTTCTTTCCATTTTGCGTCGCGGCCAGGGATGTCCGACCAGTGGACTTCAATAGGAACAAATTCATTTCGTTTTTCTTCTGCTTCTACCCAGAGTTTGTAGAACATGTTCAACCCTTTGGGGGTAGAAACAATTACGACTTTGGTTGTTTGTCCAGAGGAAATGGTTGGGTAGGCAGAACTAAAAAAGTCTTCTGCAATGCCTGGGGGGATAAACGCAAACTCGTCAAGTAGAATTAGGTTGTAAGAACCACCACGGATAGCAGAGGATGAGGTTGCTGATGCTACTACCTTAGAACCATTTTCTAGAATAATAGATCCTTTATTCCATTCACCCACTCCCTGCTGTATCCACTTTGGTAAATATTCATACGCTGTCTTAATTTTTGCTAAAAGATCTCTAGCAACCGCTTGTTTGTTTGCAAGAATACCAACATTTACACTAGGGTTGAATAGAATATAATGTAAAATATAGGAAACTACCGTGGTGGATTTTCCAGACTGACGGGGTAGTTTTGCTATGGTAAAACGATTATCGTGTACAGTCTGTACGATGTTTTTCTGAAACTCGTACATCTTGAATGGAACTAAACCTTTATCAACATTTACGATCTTAATGTATTTTTCAATAAAATAATTAGGATCTTGAGAACACTTGATGTATTCCTCTACTTGTTCCTGAGTAAATTGTATGGGTACATTTGCAGGTTTGAGATTCTGATTACCCAGATAAGATGTTTTTTCACTCATCTATATGTCTCAATTGTTCCATTTTACCTTTAAGTATTGCTTGTAGGTCTGTTGTGCTTCCTACAAAAATAGAATTATTAGTAATTTGATTTGCAGATTGCTTAGACACGGGTGTGTCTTTTCGTATATCTTGCATCTGCTTATGCATGGTCAATAAATCTTTGTTTACATCTGCTACACTTTTTATCAGTGTAGCAACCACTTCGTATGCTCTTGGTTGCTGTGTTTCTGATGCAACCAAAAGAATACCATCAATCGCTTCTGCTCCGCGTTTAATAATATCTTTAAGGTTTGTGCGAATTTCTTCGTAGTCTTTGTTAAGATGTTGATCTGGATCTACATCTATTTTTTGTATTGATTTTGGTTCAATAACTTCGACTTTTTGTATATTAAACTCATCTTCAAGATTTTCAAAATTTTGGGGATTCATTATTCACCTGATTCAATTATTTCAATAATATCGTATGTTCCGCTTGAGTTTTTTACCGCTTGTACTCTTATTTTACTACTGGTTGGTGTTATGGATCCATTTGTAGATCCAGTATCTGTATTTGGTGTCGGTTGTACGATTTCTGATGTGGTTATACCAAAAGGATAATCTAATATATTTATATTTTCTTGTTTAATGTTTGGAAACAATGCAATGCCATCTACTATTTCGTATTTAGATGCATAATTTAAATCTGTAAATCTGACAGTTCCATCTACTGTCCCAGAATCTGGACACAAAAATATTGTTGATTCTTCGTCTACTTCATTATAAAAATTAATAGTATTATTATTAGTGATATTGTATCCAGTAACATTAATTACATTTGAATTATTATTCTTATAAAATTTAAAGTTATATTGTTTTTCTATAATATTATTTTTTAAAATTTTACAAACAATGTGTAAAGTACCAACAATACGAGAAAAGTCTATTACCTTAATACCGTCATCAATGGTAATATCATTAAATCCAGAATATATTATTTTATTGGTACTATTTGTATCTGGATAAGAAATTGCAGCCTGCAATGCATTTTTGTTTAAATAAAAATTGTAAAACCACAAAGATGGAGTTAATGATGTTGGAAACGCACCCACTGTTTGTGCAATTGATGGAATAGATGTAGTAGTAGTTCCTTGTATTTTAGCAAAAGAAAAAATATAATTTGAATTTAACTCATGTAATTGATTATCATATTCATCAAATAATTCTAATTCCACAGAATAATCTAAATAATTTTCTGCATTTATTTCAGAATTATAAAATAATGAATTTACATCTGTGGTTGCATAAGCAATTTCATTTTCATCATTACAAAGAACTCTACCATCTGGAAAAATAGCTGGTAATTTATCAAACAAAGTATCTACAATCAGTACTAGATATTTACTTTTTATTAATTTAAATGTATTTACTGAATTATTTTGTATATATTTTGAATATTTTAAAATAATATTATCTTGTTCAGATGCATTGATCTGTGGAAATACTTCAAGTTCACTGTAATTTACATTATAAAATGTAGTTAAAATACTACTATAATCAATATTATTAACTTCTATTGTTTTTTTAATGTTTGTATTTGCTGGAATAAAAGATATAAATGGTGTTAATTGTTTTTTTTTTGTAGTGAACAATAATTTAAATAAACTGTTTGTTGATATGGTGTTATCAATTGATCTATTTACAGACTGTTGATAATTTTTGTGTTTATTTTTAAAACTAATAACACTATTTTTATAATTTAAATATTCATTATCTGTAATTTTTAATATATTTGGTAATACCGCACCAAATTGAACCAAATAATTGTAAAATTTTTCAACAACATTTATTGTTGGATTTGATCCGCTTCCCAAATTATTTCCACTATTATTTGACTGATATACATGGGGGATCATCTCATCTGGAGTGAATATAA